GTAAAAGTGTTATGAATGAAGATGTTGAATCGAATCCTTTTACTAGTTACAGAACAGAATTCAATGGTCGAAGTGATGTTGCTCCTTTATATGTTAGACCAACAGAAGTCAACATATAGGGGTCACTTCCACTGGCATTCTGGCCGTGGGCGTCTATATTTGGGTTATCTATTTCTAGAGAAAAAGCCAAAAATGCTCATTATGCCAGCGGAGGGCATGCAGCACTTAGAACGTTTGTAAATATTATGATTGCTCAATCATTTGATATGATAATACAACGTTGTCTTAGACCCCAGACCCACAATAATAAGAAACCAGTGATGGTCGTTTGTGTGGGAGACAAATTTGCCAAAAGTACCACAATGTTCAACCGTGCATTAGAATGGAGGCCAGAATTATTTTGGCCATATAGTGACGATCCAAATATTGAAGCACATAGAGCCAGAGATCGAGGCGCTTATTTCCGATTCGTCGAATAAGTTCGTCACATGTAAGGATTTGAAAATTTGACAAACCATGAAAGAGATATGGAGTTTTTAGGTCTGTTGTTGAATGCTCGCCTTGGTACTTGGAACTATGCCCCTGATAGAAGAATTATAGCTGCACTAATGAACAGAAGGGCAATCACTCATAGATCTGTTAGACCAAATGTTGAAAATTATGATACCCAATATTATTCAAATAATTTGGAGCGATGTTTATCTTAATAATGGTATCCTGGATAACCAACTCATGAATATATTCAAGGTAAGATCCAAGATCATGATCATTAATTAAATAATTCTAGAGTTATTTATTGGGGTAATGATGTTCATTATTACCTAAGTACATGGTAGCCAACAAATAGGAAGGATGAAGATTGGTATATTTTTTCAGGGGCTAATTTTCATCCAGTACCTGGTACTTATACATTGCCCTTCAATGAAGGGTAAGTAGATGTAACGGGGGAAGGTATGATTAAGATGAAACCTAGAAGAGCAGGTCTGTGGTATTCTCATGAACATGTAGTTCTCCGCAATCTAGTAGAAGAATTTAACTTTGGATGGTACACTCTTGGCCTATCATATGGTCTACCTCAACACTTTAGTATATATAAATACTAAGCGACGGGTTTTAGCACAGAACACAGTATTCAATCAAATTATTTGAGTGATTTGTTGGATACTATTAGAACTCCACAAAATTCCAAAATGGTGTAGACTGCCAAGAATGCCAATAAAGATTTGTTGCCTCTATTTACAAGGTCAGATGCTGTTTAGTTCATCTCTTGTCTAGAGAGTTGCTAACATCTCTATCCTCTTAATAGAGAAGGAGCTATGCAATTGTTTTCTTATTTTACTGATGCTCCATCTATTTTAGAGTATACACCTGAAGTCAAAGCAAGAAATAACTTTGGATTAAAATTTGAAACTGGGCTTAGAATTCCTATTATACCAGGTAGTTGGTTGGATGCTTTCCATCACGTACTTGGTCGTCCGAGAATTAAGTTCAAAGTAAGGAAATTTACTTGTGAGAAAAGTGATGATTATCATTCAGCAATGGATAAATAAAAATACAAGTAAATTAGAGCTGAATAGCGCTAAGACCCAGCTAATAAGCTCAATACCTTTTAATATTACTCCTAGTATGTTGGATTTAGTTATAGTCCAAGGGTTTCTCATTTTACAAGCGATCAATAACGTTTTATTTCTTAATGTACTAATACTAGAATTGAGTCTGGTGTATTTTTGGATATTCCAGACCAAGTCCATAGTTTTGAACTTACTTCGAGTGAACGTACTATGGTATACTGTGGAAGGGAAGTCCCAAGAAGTACTTAGACAAATATCCCGCACAGAGGCATTGAATTGTTTAACGACAAAATGAAAGGTATTAGTGCCGAAAATTATCGTTATGCAATGGAGTAATATCTTGCTGATGTAGATGTTAGAAGCAAAGATCGGAATAAGCGTGTCCCAAAGGGCACACCAGACTTATCCAATTGCTTGTTTATGAGTGATTATTATATGGTGAAATAATTTGATAAGGAAGTCTTTGAAACGCACAATCCCCAGACTATATTAGATCCAATCAATTTTTACTCGTAAATTAAATCAGTCATCAGACTCGCTGAATCTAGCACTGATCGCATGGCAATTCATAAGAATAGACTTATTCCGTTCAAAGACTCTGTGTCTGGGAAAATCGTTTCAAAATCGGGTTCATCAGTCCTTAGTAAAGGTTCAGGTGAAGTTATTTGTGAATTTGAATATAGTTCGAAATCGTTAGATAATCTAATTTGTGCTATATAAAGACATATGACACCCCGTTAGGTCCCTGAGGATCATCATATTTAATCTTTTGATTAAATGATGAAAGTTTATTACAATGAACTATCAGGTCAAATATTTGACTTAAATCCATAGCCGAAGTACAAAATGATGGACTATCCTGCAGGTTAAGAATAATGGTCAAACGCCAAGAAGAAAACTTATGAGGAAAATATAGCTAAGGCTTTCTTTGATGATAACTATAGAGAGTATCTTGGTTCATTTACCTTAATGGTTAAAGCAGGAGAAGTCCATAATACTGTAGACAGGGTATTGGACAATATGGGCCATATCTTGTATTAGAAGACTAGACCCCGAGCTATTATGAATCCATCAAGGAACTCTTGTGGAATTATGCAAGCACTGTAGAAAGAAATATTTCCTATTTTGAAAGAATTAGTCCCAGGATTTATTCATTCAATGACATCAAAAGAAATTATAGAACTAATTTGTTCTCGAATTAAACCGAATTTTAAGGCAATATCAATAGATGGTAGCGGTTTTGATTCAAGTTAGTTCATGTCTTTGATGAACCTCGTTGATAATAGATTCTGGAAAATGATATCACCTTATGTACTATAGATAGTAGAACATAATTGGACGAGTTTTAACGTCTAGCCGACTGTAAGTCCTAAATAGGTACATGAAAGGTTGATGAAAGCATTACTTTCAACACGTAACATAGTGTTTGTTAAAGTCCCTACCGTAAATGCACCCGAATGGCCTGCGCATATACGGAAATAATTCTACAAAGATGTTATGGAAGCATAATAGTGGAGACATGGCCGACCTGAAAATGATTGGATATACTTTTAAGTTGAAGGAACGACATTTTCCGGACATTCGACAAGAACAACACTCGGTAACACACTGCGTAGTCTTGCCTACGCATGGTACTACTAAATCTAGGCAGGCATTTCTGAACGCCCATGGGATTGTGATCTAGTATTTACAATAGCTGCCGGAGACGATGTAGTAATGTTTGTCGATCCAGATTACTGTGAAGCGTTAGAGTAGAGTATAACTCTTTTGACAACTAGAAACACTGACGCAGCATCCTGTGGTCTGGGATAGTGTGTTAAAGAGATTAATGTGGGGAAATTCTATGAAATAGAATTTTGTTCCAAGTGGTCATTTTGTAGCGATGGAACCTTTAACACTTGGAAAATGTGCAGAGACGTTGTAAAATTGCTAACTAGTAAGTAGTATTTCACTGGTAAGAATTAGCACATACTTTAAGATCCATACTTACATAGAGATGCAATATACTAAGGTTTCAAATCGGAGAAACTCTCAATGTTGTTAGAAGATATGTTGCTAATCCAAAGGGATAGTTTGACTAGACCTTAAATGACTTAGTAATGTATTGATTCCACAATTCAGTTAACTAAGAACATAGCCTATGCGTAATCGCCATAGGATTATGAATTAGAATCTCAGATTAACGGTAAAGTATCCATGGGTATAGGAACTTTGTACAACTTTGTACATAATCAAGTTATATACTGTGGTAGAAAGACCAGACCTAATGATCCCATATTATTATCATAATAGTTTCATTAGATGAACAGAGTGAAAGAAAGAAAGGTTAGACCACGAACTGGTAAGGCAGTTCGTAAGGATTTGAAACACATCGAAAAGGAGATCAAGAAGATCGAACGTAAGAAAGATGAGAGTTAATGGGAAGATGTGAAAGAAGTCAAAGACATCAAGAAGGCTCAGAATTTGAAGACTAACATAATTAGAAAGGAATTGCTTAAGAAGGAGGGTGAATTTGGCCCAGCAGCCAAAAGAGCTCACTTCTAGAATGGTTAAATAATCTAGAAAGATACAACCGGCTAAATCATGACTGCCTGGGATGAAATGTTGGTCGCTAAGTAACATCCAGGATAGTTAAATGCACCGTATGTAGCGGGAATGAACTCATCCAACTTGCCTACTAATACTTTTAGTGTTGGAGCTGGGTTTGGTTAATGTTGGAATTATCATGCAAATCCTGACGAGGATTTTGCCCCTCTAGGAACGGAGGAATTCACTCTTATAGCCTGGTGTAGTTCTGCAACTGCTTTCAGAGGTACCACCACCCCTGGTCACATACCACCTACTGATAGATTGGGTGGATTTTATATGTGTCAATTCCCAGCGTCCTTGAAAGATACGCCCACCTTCTATCGTAACGTATTTTAGAATGCGAAAGAGTCTTACACTATGAAGGAAGTTTATGGATCTGACCTGACTTCTTTTGCTGCTGGAGGTTTTGTTTGGGCGAGCGAAATTACAATGAATATACTTACACCAGAAGCGACTTTAGTTGGCTCGTATTATAAAGGGACAATGCAATTTGGTTCTATCCCTGATACACTGTAAAATGCCCTAACACTCAACTAATTAATTGAGATTTCTGGTGATGCTGAGGTCATGAAACCACAATTTCATATGCGTACTGGAATTGTTAATAATGATCTAATTTTTGACACATAGTAAGCTAAAGGAAGTACTATGGATATCGTTAAAGATTCATCATTTGTTGGTGAACTTGTGAATTACGTTATTCTCTAACTTCCAGCAGCGAGTATTACGACTGGTGAGAGTATGAAGTTCAAGTTACAAGCTAATATAAAGGGTAATGCGGTATTCTTCGGAAAACCGTAGGATCCTATAGCAAATAATTTGTTTAAGGTAACTAAGAATTCCAAAAATCCCCTACCGAAAATGCTTGCTGGAGTGCAACAGGATACTTTAGCTCCTCCTAAGAAAGTTGGTTCTTTCTGGGAGGGAGCGAAGAGAATGTTGTCAAAAGCTTGGGATAATCGCGGAACAATCGCGAGTGTAGCTAGTACTGTCATTCCTATGCTTCTTGCAGAAGACCTAGGAAATGAAGAAGCATAGCCTGTAGCAATAAAAATGAATTATCTACAAGCAATGGAGTAACTCATGGAAAGCCTGTAACAAGTAAGAGGCCAGAATGAGTATCTCGATTTCAATGATGTGACTGAAATGATTCGAGTCGAGTATTAGAGAGCTTAGAATTATTCAAATCGACTTGTACCAATAGGTCCGTCAGTTGAAACGCCCCAGGAGGAAATCGAAGTGTTTGATCACACCTAGATTCCTAGTACGTAGCCTGGAAAAGCCAAATCCAACCGGAAATGATCCACTGGTTGGTTCTCTCCAAAGTGATTTGCTGAAGATTTTGGAAAAATATAAATGTAAATCAGCATCCTTAGGAGTAAGGACAAGGAAATGTCTAG